GAAGCACTTGATAAAATAGCAGATAAAATAAGCGTTATTTCATTTAGAGACAAGGAATAATGTCAGTAACTATTCCAACAAAAGAATACCTTGATAACTTAAAACCATATCAGCTTGAATACTTACAGGCTAAGAATAAGTTTAGAGTGCTCATGTGGCATCGCGGTAGTCATAAAACTACTGATATGCTCAATAACTCTTTAATTGAAGCCTTAAAAGTAAAAGGACTCTACTGGTTCATCTCTCCCTATCTCAATCAAGGTATCTCTACAGTATGGAAAGACCCTAACACTTCAATCTTTCGCTGGATACCAGAGGGAGCCTTAAAACATCTTAAAGTAAACAATAGTGATTACTCGATTACGTTTCCCAATGGTTCAGTTTGGCAACTAAAAGGTGCAGATAAGCCAGATAGTCTTCGTGGCCCTAAACCTATTGGTATAACTGTTGACGAATATGGAGAAATAGCTAAACGCTGGGGATCAGAGCTTAGAGAAGCTATCCTAGAGCCTACAATACGATCTAGTGGAGGTTGGATTGATTACGGAGGAACACCTAAGGGAAACAACGACTTTGAGTTTATCCGTCGTCTGGGTCAAGACCCAGAAGCGAAAGAATGGTGGAGTAGTCTTAAAACAGTAGAAGATACAGGACTTTATTCACAGGAAGATATTGAAAATATAAAGAAAAACGTCACAAACTTAGACTTTTTCTACCAAGAGTATTACTGCCGTATTCTTGAAGGAGCTTCCTCAGTATTCAAAGGACACTATGAATGTATTAGCGGAACACTACTTGAACCAGAAGAAGGCCACAGTTACGTCTTTGGTATAGATCTAGCCAGAACATTTGACCGCACTGTAATAGTTGGTTTTGACACGAGCACAAATCATCTTGTTTATTTCAAATCTATTGAAAGAGAGTCTTGGGAACAGCAGAGACTAGTTATAACAGCCGTTTTAAAGCGCTACAATGACGCGCAGGCAGTTGTAGACGCTACAGGCGTAGGTGATGCCTTTGTTGAACAATTAAGCGCCTCTGGGGTCAACGTAGTGCCTTTTAAGATAAGCAGTAACCAGATCAAGCGTACTCTCGTAGAAAAGCTCGCTATGTTCCTAGAAAACAAGTACATGACGTTCCCTGACATTGAAGCGATCAAAGATGAACTCAATAGCTTTGAGTATGAAGTAACAGCGAATAATAACGTCACCTATTCTGCGCCAATCGGTAAGCATGATGATATAGTTATGTCTATGGCACTTGCTACACAGCTACTTAATCCTATTCCAACACCAATTTATAAGCGTACAATTGTCGATGACGCTATAGACCAAGGTATATTATTAGACCCTCGAACGGGGTATTGGAAATAACAATGGAAAACGAGCTACAGTTTGCAATGGAAACCTACGGTATTCCACGAATACAAGTAAATGGACAAGAAGCGCTGAAGTCTAACTTTGTCGACTATTCACAGGTTCTACCAATTCAAGAGTTTAGAATACTAGATGAAGGAGGATGTGAGATTTACGTCAAGGATGACCCTATTCCACTTCGAGCGTGTTTTAACTCTCGCACGGCTCATGTCCACGAATTTAAAAAGATAATCCCTACAATGCTGAGGACTATGAAAGGCCCAGCGTCTGTATTTTACATATACAAATACTGGCCTATTTGGATTGAGTTTTGCTGGCATGGCATGAAAGATGTTTTCATGGAGCGTAAGTTTTACCAACAGCCAGTGCGTGAAGTATATGACCTTATAGAACATCAGCAGATACGAGACATTATCTGTGCGGTACTAGAACACGATGACGCTTATCGTTACCGCTTCCAAGACATTGTAGGCGAGCTAGACAAGGAAGCATTTGAGAAGAACCCATACAAGGAAATCAGACGTCTTGTAGGGCTTTATGCACAGCGTGAACACTCAGACATAAACCTCACAAAGCGTATGCAAAAGGCAGCGTGGCTACTCTGTATAATCCTATTTTTCAATAGAAAACTACGCAGAAAGATAAAGGAAATAGTCCGAAAGATGGATATTTACGAGATTGAGCTTAAACGTGAGGATATTCATTGGTCACGGTGGACTACTTATGATTGTCGAGGAGTATCAGCCGAAGAACGTCTAAAACTATGACCGAGAACGAGCAAACAATCCTAAATATACTGCGAGAACTCAAACCATTTGAGAAAATTGAGGTTACAAAAGACCAGTCAGGCAGGGCAGATTATTACATTGTCCACAGAAGCCAGAAGATAATTTTGACGGATAAAAAATAACAGAGTATAATATATTTATATTTCTCACTGAGAGACAGGAGAAGCACACGCATTTTCCATGTCTCAACCTACAACAGACGTAAAAGAACCAAAGAAGGACTATAAAAACGTAATCCCTAACAAAAAGGAGATTATTAAGCAGTATCTTACCGAAAAGGATTTTGCAGTTAAACTTCGCCAGCAGAAAATAAACAACTGGATGAAGAACGAAGAACAGTATAACGGAGTAATCCAGCGTACTCTTTTGACTCGTTCAAACCTCCATGTTCCGCTTGTCTTTGAAGGAGTACAAAACTTCGCTTCTAAGCTCGGTTCGTCACCAGATTTTGAATATGACACAATCCCTGAGGGTGATGAGAACGCTCAGGAGATTATGAAGCACGTTGTCCAAGAAGACCTCAATGAGTCTGACTGGAAGATGATGTATGAAAACTCAAAGATTGAGGCTGGTATTTATGGTCGCACAATCTACAAAGTTATACCTGGAAACGATAAAAACACTGTCGAACTTGTAGATACACTCGCATTCCTCATCTCACCTATAGCAAAGAACACTCGTTCTGCACTTTACTGCGGTCAGCAATTCATCTATAAAACTATAGAGGAAATCGACGCAGAAGCAGAAGAATACGAATACGATACAGAGGAAATCGCAAAACTAAAGCAGAATAAAGTCCCGAATGAAACTCAGCAAGATAGCTCTACAGAGGCTTCGTATAAGAACACTCGTTTTGCTAATATGGGTCTATCAAATACTACTAACTATGGCTCAAAAGTAGCTGAGTGTACTGAGTGGTGGACAATGATTAAGAATGACGACGGAACAGCAGAGCCGTATGTTTTGCTTGTAGCGAATGATCTCTACCTCTTGCGTTGTAAGAAGGCAAGTGAAATAGGTATTCCTTCATACCGAAATAACCCATTTGTTTCATGGGGAACATACACTCGTGGAATTACGTTCTGGTGTCCTTCAGTAGCAGACGTATATCGTGACCCAAACCTTGCTATAGACGTAAATATCAACCAAGTCATAGACAACAACACATATCGCAACTTTGGTATGCTTTTTGTTGCTTCATCGTCAGGTCTTAAACAAAGCTCTATTGTTCCTCGACCACTCGGTGTTACATCTGTTCAAACTGCACCAGGTGAGAACATCCAATCAAAAGTCTGGCAATTTGTACCGCCTGAAATCAGCTCGGCAGCCTCTACAATGCAACTTGTTAAGGGTCTTGCAGACAGCGCAGCAGGTCTTAGCCCTAACATTTCACCAGGAAAAGGTAAAGTTTCAGTCACACAACAGGCTAAGATTAGTGCTGAAATTGACGCTAAAATCGCTGTAATGAAGCGTAATGCTACGATGGCGTTCCAAGAACTTACACAGCTTATGGCTGATATTAGCCAAGAAAAGCTTACGAAACCTCGCAAAGTAAAGATTTTTGGGTATAAGAATCTTACAGTTGAAGATGTAACGAAGAAGAACTTTAAAGACGTGAAGCTCGTTTCTAAGGCTACTCCATCAGAAGACTCAGAACAAAATAAAGCTATTAAGCAGAAAGCTAAAATTGAGCTCTACGAACTATTCAAAGATGATCCGAAAGTTCCAGGACAGCTTGCTATGCGTCGCAGTGTAGCAAAATCATTTGACATCCAGCCTACTGAAATAGAATCGTGGTTTACCGAAGAAGAAAAAACTCCACAAGCACAGACACAAATGCCACAACAGCAACCAGAAGTAGGAGGAGGAAACCCACCAAATGAAGATACAGCCCTTTTAAGTCAAACAGGTCGAGAAGCACAAATTAACGTACCAAGAAGTATTAAATGATATGGCTAGATAAGCTCATAGGAAGAAAGCAAGAATACAACGAAGAAAGTCAGTCGATCATAGACTCATTGAGTGCAATACGGGCAGAGATAGGTGCTTTTGAGACAATGAAACAGACTGAGGGTTGGCAATTACTTGAAAAGAAAATACGAGAAGAACTACAGGCAAGAATACATAAGCTCGTAAAAGATGACGTAAACATCCAAACATTACTCGCTCTATTGCAAGTGACCGATACAAAGACTCGGATAACTACGCTAGAGGGAGAAATTGAAAAGATGTTGCCAGATAGCTAGTCAAACTATCGGCAAATGTGGATACCTATAGTAGACACATTTTATTTATAAAATTGTTTGTGATATACTTATGGAAGAAAACAAAGACGTAGACTTGTATGCAGAACTTGATAAAGTTTTGAACGAGTCAGAAGCAGAGGAAACTTCGGTGGCGTCCGACCAAGAACCTACAACAGAGACTGAAACTGTTGAAACTCCTACCAGTCAAGAGACCGATGAACTTAGTGAAGAAGAAATATCTCAACTAAGCCCACGAGCTCAAAAACGCATTAGAGATTTGGCTTCTAAAGTCAAGGAATTAGCGGAGAAACCTGCGGAGATATCCCCAGAAGAAACCCCTGAACCTGAAACACCAGAGCATAATTTCAAAAGCGTTCAAGACTTTCTACAAGCTGTACAAGACGAACCTTCGAGAAAACTACTTGAAAACTTCTATAAAACTATCAAAGGCGAAATGAAGGAAACTCTCTCGCCTATCGAGAAAGCCAATAATGAAGCTCGTTTTGAAGAAGAATTTAAGAAGTTTGATAAAATCGAAGGACTCGCAGATCATAAGAACGACATTAAAAAGACATTCCTACGCAACCCATCACAGAGTGTAAAAGCTCTTGTAGGTGAAGTAGTAACTGATCTTCAGATGTCTAAAGTGAAGCCAATCGAAAAGACACCTTCAAACCCTAACAGGGCAGGTAAACCAGATTTGGACTCACTCTCAAAAGATGATCTCTATGCACAGCTTGATAACATGAAAGTCAATTAACACTTAATTAACTCAATTTCATGTCAGTAACTTTCATGCAAAATAACTGTCTCGCCGCTCCTGGCTTGGCAATCAAGGCTGGAACTTCTGCTGTAGTGAAGACTTCAACAACTGTTAAGGTCAAATCACTCGGCCGTCAGGTTTCAGTTACAGCAGGTGATGCTCCATCTCTTGCCCTTGCTTCGCTTCCAGGTCCAGTATCAAACGGCACGGCAGGCGGAACACCAACAATCGTGAATAACTACCTCACTATTGGTGGCGTATCTGCATCACTTGTTTCTACACTTGCAACAAACTACACACAGTGTTATACGCTCTGTGCTGATGTTGCTCAGACAGCTACAGGTACAGTTTCTCTCTACTGGATCGCTGGTCAGCCATTCCTTACATCAGACCATCTTCCAAGTGAGAGTGACTTTGCTCCAGTTCCTCTTCAGACATCCGTTAAACTCGGATATGTGGTTATCAAGAATGCTTCAGGCTCTGCATTTACGCAGGGTACAACAGCTCTTGATGCGTCGGGAATCACAACTACCTACATCGACAACTACGGTCAGGAAGGTAAGTAATTACTAAGTAAATTATTCTAATTTATGTCAACAACTTTTTCAGCAATTGATGTCGGTCAGAAAATCGTTGCGAAAGAACTCATCGACATTTTGAAGCAGAAACTCTTTTGGTATAAGACGGCTAAAGTCCATCCTGTAACAAAGGGTTCTAACTCAAAGACTGTCATCTTTCGTGGCTTTAACCGCCTTGCTCTTGCGCTTACTCCACTTGCAGAAGGTGTAACACCAGCAGGCTCTAACTTGACAATGAACAGCGTCACTGCTGTCTTGTCACAGTATGGAGACTTCACTTACATCACAGACGTCACAGAGTTTCTCTATGACCGCAATATGATTAAGGACGCTTCAGATGTTCTCGGTATTCAGGCAACTGAAACTATCGACACTACAATCATGAACGTTGTCGGTGCAGGTACAAACGTTGTGTATGGTGACGCTTCTGTCACATCTCGTGGCGCTGTTACATCAGCAATGACACTTACAACTACTCTCGTTACACGCGCAGTCCGCTTCTTGGAACGCAACAACGTAGAGAAGTTCTCAGGTGTACCAATGATCGGTAATGCGTATATGTGTGCTATTCACCCAGACGTTGCGTATAATCTTCGTCTCGACTCAAACTTTATCAACGCCGTAAACTACTCATCACCTACTCCTACAAACGAATATCGTGGTGACCTCTTCACTGGCGAGCTTGGTTACTGGCAGGGTGTTCGCTTTGTCTCATCAACAATGACTCCAGTCTACGTTGGTGCAGGTTCATCAAGTGCAAACATCTACGGAAACCTTGTGTATGGTAAGGGTGCGTATGCTGTATCAGAGTTCTCAGGTGGTCTTAAAACGTACATCCACACGGGTGGTACTCAGGACACTTCAGACCCTCTTGAACAGCGCTCTACTGTTGGTTGGAAGTGGGAAGGTGTCGCAGCAATTCTTGACAACAATCGTATTGTTCGTCTTGAAACTGGTGCAACACTCACAGCTACAACTCCGTAGTCGTAATTCTCTAGGTTCACTTTGCCCTTCTTCGGGAGGGCAAGAATGAGCCTAGAAAGGTTCAACATTATTAAATAATTGAGCGGATACCTATAGTAGACGCAACAACATTATGGAAAAGAAAAATGAGTTTAAGTTCGGTATTCTTCGTTCTTTCGGTTCAGAACAGTTTACTTTTAACGCTACAGTTCATTCAGACAATATGACACTTACTCCTGAGGAGATTCAGGGTCAGATTGAGCAGATGGATACAGCTATTCATAAAGCATTTGAGGCAGTGAATGAGCGTGAAATCAGCGAGAAAGCCATCTTGGTTAAAAATTCAGAGCGTCGCACAGAGGAAGTAAAAAAACTCGATGACGCACTAAAAGCAGAAATGCAGGCTAAGACAGAAGCTGGTAAAACAATGAAAGACGCTGAAAAACTTAGCGATAAGCTCTCAAAGAAGTAGTTTATGGCAGGCAAAGAACCAACAGTAAAACCAGTAGACCCTTCACCAGAAGTAAAGGTCGCTCCAGTCAAAGAAATGGTTACGATTGTGATTGATCGTGAAATGACTGACGGGGGTATCATGGTCAATGGAAAGCGTATCGTAGGTACAGTCAAAGTCACTCCTGAAGAAGCTAAAGACTACCTTCGTATTCAAGAAGAATATGCTGAAACTAAAAAGAAGCTCATGGATAAAAATGCAACTGTGCGTATGAAGAATGATTTTCAAAAAGAAGCACTCTTCCTTGCACACGAGCCAGAACATCAGATGAAGAAAGGTTGGTCACGAGACTATGGTCTCCTTCCTCAAAAGGAATGGCTCCTTTGTTCAGATGAACTAAAGGCTCGCTTACTAGAAACTCGCAAACAAATGTTTGGATACTAATATGAAAGCTAAAAAATACCCAAAAGGAAAAGCTCTCGGCAACACAACATCTATGGCAGTCGCTTCAATGGGTGTTGAGCCAAAGCCTCTCAAACGTTCAAAGGCAAAAATCGGTAAAGGTTCTTCAAAAATGCCGACGTATGCAATGGTTCATAAGTCAGTTATGAAATCTAAAGGTTACTAAAATGCAACAGCAACAGTCTACAATGATGGAACGCAAGGCACGCATGATGAAATCAAAGCCTATGCCTACTCAAAAAGGTACGTCAAATCCAACTAAGATGTTGGGTCGTGAAACTACTAAAATGGGTAATTATAAGGTGACTCGTAAAATGCCGACACGTTCACAGGTTGAAAAGTCAGTGCGTAAGTCTATGGGCTATATGTAGATACTTAGAAGGGGCTTATACCCCTTCAGTAGTGCCTATATAAAAATTATGTCTACAAATTGGGAATTATATTCAGCAGGTTCCGTGGGTCTTGGAAGATACTTCAATCAGTCAGGTCTACTTTTTAATACTTTAGGTATTCCGTTTGGTGGAGTCTATGTATCTTCATGGACACTCCAAACAACAGGTCAATAAAATGTCATACCCAGCAACAACATTTCCTACAAGCCTCGATAACAGTACGCAAAATCCATTACCTATTGCGACAAGTGATACAGCGCTCTTTGACCATGCAGGTCTTCACGACTTCGTAAACAATGCTATCTTTGCTCTTGAAAATAAGGTTGGTATCAATAATTCAGCAGTAAATACATCGTTTGACTACAAACTCTCAGGTGTAGCAACAGGTGATAAGGCAGTATCAAAGACTGGAACTGAAACACTCACAAATAAGACGCTTACTGCGCCAGTGCTTAATAGCGCACAACTTCTTACAGTTGCAAAACTTACTGTCGGATCAGATGCTACAGGAGATATTTACTACAATGGTGGATCAGGAGTGCTTACACGACTTCCTATTGGAACAGCAGGCTATTACCTCACTTCTTCAGGTTCTGCTCCACAGTGGTCTAGCGCTGCTTCACTTGCAACACAAGGAGGAGTACAAAATCAGACATATACTTACGCAGCCGATACAGGATCATCAACAGCGTATGTTGTGACTATGTCACCAGCTGTCGGTGCGTACCAAACAGGACAGTCCTTTGTCTTTAAAGCTGCCAACGCTAACACAACAACTACTCCTACACTCAATGTAAATAGTCTAGGTGCAAAAACAATTACTAATCCAGACGGAACTGCCTTAGTTGTAGGACAAATCGCAGCAGGAGCTTTAATTAAAGTTATTTATGATGGTACGTATTTTCAAATACAGACACAAAATACAACAGGAGTAAAAGTAAAATCTGGAACTTTGACGATTAACAATAATAGTGCGAGTACCACAACGACAATTACTTGTGGCTTCACTCCTAAAGCAATTAGAGTCTGGGCCTCTTCTGGTGCAGCAAACTCTTGGGGAGGTTCATTTGGAACTTGGAATGCAACAGACGGAAATAGTTGTGCATATATTTTGACTAATGCGAATACAACATCAAGTACGTATATCTTTTACGTAAACAATACTAATAATGCCTACTATATTCGAGGTCTAGTAAATAATATTACTTCAACAGGGTTCGATTTAGTTATAACATCAGATAATTCTTCAAGTATTACAGGTGCTTTAAGCTATGAAACTATCTACTAATCTATGGAAGAAATAGAAGCTCAAATTCAAGAACTTTCAGATAACATTGATAACACTGTTAGTGATATTTCTGATTCTCTTGATAGCCTGTCCACAACACAAGATGACCATGAACAGCGTCTCACAGATACAGAAGAAAAGTCAGGACAGCTAGAATTTCCGCTTACACAAGATACTATAGACCTCATCAAGCAGTGTTTTCCAACTGGTACAGCAACGCTCTCTAGCGGTTCAGTAACCATCAGTGACCAGAACATCTCAGCTAATTCTATTGTGGTGATAACAGTATCGGGAGTATCAGGAACGCAAGGTAACATCTCGTATTCAGCCTCACAGGGAGGTATGGTCGTCACAAGTACCTCAGCGACAGATAACTCAACTTTTAATTATGTAGTATTTTCATAGCCATGACAGTATATAGCGGACTTCAGTATTCAGACTCATCAACACTTGCAGGACTAAAGCAAGATATTTACTTCTTGGGTAAGTGTAATAGCTCATCTATCGGTGATGACGACATGAATCGTATCATCAACAAATACTACGCACAGATACAGGAAATCATCCGCTCTGTAAATGAGAACTTTTACATGGTCGTTGCAACAACAGACCTTATCATCTCTGACGGGGCATATTATTTCCCCGATGGTTCTTCAGGAACAGCACCTGCATATGAAAAGATTAAGTCCATTTGGGCAGCCTTCAATCCAGCAGATATCACAGCACCCCTGACAACAGACTTTGTACGTTGTGACATCATAGACCCTAACTCAATCTCACAGCCTGCGTATACGTTTAATACAGACCAGCCGAAATGTTTAATGTTTGGCACTTACTTTGTTCTTCTTCCTCTAGTAACAGATACGACACTCTACCCAGTTACTCGTGGTGTAAAAATGTACTATATCGCAACGCAGGATAAACTTGTAAATGACACAGACAAGCCTAAAATCTTTCCTAGTTTTCATGATGCAATTGTTCAAGGTGCTTTGATTGACGTAAATCATCGACTTGGTAACAGTGCGGCAGAAAAAGACGCTCAGGATCGCTTTAAGAAGCGCTGTGAAGATATTGCTTCATACGCTTCAGCACATATTCCTGATGAACTTGGAGTGATTGAAGGGCAAGATAGTCTCGGCGGTTGGCAATATCCTTGGGGACAAAATTCTCTAGCATAAGTAAATCTAATGGTAAGAAAACACTTAACAGAGGAACATAGAAAAAAAATAAGTCTTTCACAGAAAGGGATTATAAGACCTAATCATTTTAAAAAAGGTCATAATTTTGGTTTCAAAAAAGGTCAAATACCATGGAATAAAAAATATTTACCTATAAATTGTGGTAATTGTGAAAAACTGTTTCAACCTAAAGTTAAATCGAATAAGTATTGTTCGATAAAGTGTGCTCGTGCAAAACAAATAATGCCAAGAGGATATAAAAGACCAAATATGACTGGTGAAAACAATCCTGCTAAGAGACCTGAGGTTAGAAAAAAAATAAGTGAAAATAAAGCAAAAGCAAAAAACTGGATAACAAAGACTGAAGGTTATCGGTCATTTACACAGAAAAGAAGAGAATTAAGAAAGAAACAAAATGGAGGTTCTTTTACTATTAGAGAATGGGAAACTCTTAAGGCTCAGTATAATTGGACTTGTCCATGCTGTTTTAAATCTGAGCCAGAAATAAAATTGACGATTGACCATATAATTCCTATTTCAAAAGGTGGTTCAGATAATATAGAAAATATACAGCCTTTATGCCTTAAATGTAACATAATCAAATCGACGAAGGTTGTAAAATACTAATATGGCAAATAAATATATTAAAAACTTTCAAAAACATACTCCTGACGTACCACAATACTCAGATAGAAACCAGAACTATCTTATTGCTGGTGCAAATCCGACGTACTATATGGACACTTCAGGTACTCAGGAGGAACAATTTGCTCCTTTGGCTGCTTCAGCACGCTGGACAACACTTTCACTGACTCTCGATGGGAATGTAGTACATATGATCTCTAGTACAGATAGTACGCAGTCTGTGTATCTTGTAACTGATACAACTCATGTGTATTCAATAGATACAAGTTACGCGCTTCACGATCTTGGCTACCCAACAGGAGCTTCTATTTCAAATACTGGCTGTCGTCTTTCTATTATGGGAGGCTATCTTTTCTTTACTCAATCAGCTTCAGGTAATGTATGGAAAATGGCTCTGCCTTCAGGTTCGTGGTCTAGTTTTTCAGGACTTAATAGTCTCACAGGCCCACATATCATGGAAACTTTTTCAAACTTCATTGCTGTATGTGACGGAAAAACATCGCCTGGAACATCTGAAATGGTACGCAAAATCGATCCAGTAGCTTTTACTATTACATCTGACACTCTTAGTCTCGATATTGGTGCTGGCTGGTCAGTCACAGGACTCAGAAACTACAACAATAAGTACCTCGCTATTACAGCATCACAAACGACTCTTAACGTAGCAGGTTATCCAATAAACTACCTCTTTCTATGGGATGGCATTTCAAATCGGTATAACCACGCAGTAAAAATCAACGGACAATATATAGATATGCGTGTTATTCAGGGTGTGCTTTATGTTGCAGTTAAAGTCTCAAATAATAAGACATCAATCTACTACCTCGCAGGTACAACTTTGCGCTATCTCTATACTCCACAAATCTCTAAAATAAATAGTTTTACATGGTCAGCAGTGCCTTGCAGTCTTTTCGACTATCGAGGAGCACTTGGAGTGAAGCTAGAATCAAATAGCGATGTACTCTATCCACTTGAGATATATAACAAGCAAGCAGACACAAACTTCATACACTCTATCGCAAATAATTACGATCAAATTGCTGTTGGTTTCAATGGAGAAATCTTTGCAAACACTTATGTACTCGGAGGAAACAGTCAAATCCAGTATTACAACGATACATCATCTGGCTATCAGGAACTCGCATATAAATCACACTGGGTTCCTGTAAAAAATCTTTCTCGAATTGATATTGAGTACGATACACCACCACAGTCAGGTTCAGATGCTATCCATGTAACGCTCGATGGGCGTGGAGAAGATATTATCTCAGGTACATCGACAACTGTTTTGGCAGATATTACCCCATCAACAAAGCTCAACAATACTCGAACACCGCTTCAGATTTCAGGCTTTGCAGGTGATCGTGCTAGAATTACATTAACGACAACAAATTCTACTTGGCGACCGATAATCCGTAAGATAGGGTTCATAGAAAAATAAGATGGCATTTACTCAAAACCAAATTTCAGATTATGTGCAAAATGCAATAGGCAGACCAGCAACTGACTATGAGTATAAGACGTACATGAACGCCTCTCCACAGACTTTGGCTAATCTTCCTGACTACTATAAGGGACTCAATAAAGATAATTCAGTATCGGACTATCTTCTCTATCAAGGTAAAGACCCAGAGAGTCGTAATGCACTTGCTACTCAATATGGTATTTCAAACTTCAATACAGCTGAGGGTCAAACTGCGCTCCTAAACGCTCTCAAAGGTATCACAACGCCTACGACACCTACTGTCAGTGGCAGTATTTCATCTGCAACACCTGAAACGAAACAGCCTACAGGTCAGCCATCGGAGCGTTCACCAGAAACTTCTTCAGCTCTTGAACAATATAAATCTGTCCAGACTCAAATCGCAGATATTGATAAAGCAATCAATGAGTCTCTTGCTAACAAGCGAGCACAGGTCATTGCGTCTGGTGGTATTGTAGATGAAGCGCAACTCAAATCTACTGTTCTTGCAGAACAAGCTCCGCTTCTTAATCAGCGCAAAGCTCTCGTTTCTCAGCAGTCTATTATCGGTAAGCAATATCAAGATCTCGTACAGCAAGACAAACAGCGTATGGCTGACTACTTCAAACAGGCTTCTCTTGAACAGAAGGGTTCTCAATTTGATGTAACAACAGGATTGAAGCGTGACCAACTCGCTGAAAAGTCTGCTGTAGACCAAGTAAAACTTGACCAAGCAGCACAAAAACTTGAACAAAGTGGCTGGAAGAAAGTATCAGATTATTCTGACGGTACAAAAGTTGGAGAGCATTTTGTCAACGTAAACGGACAAAAGGTAACTCTTGACCCAGAAACAGCACAACCTGTTCTTGTAGGTAGCGGAAGTGCAGTGGGAAGCCAGATGAGTGCCATTACAGGTAGTCCTGCAAATATCACAAAAGGTGATGTAACCTACACTGACTTTGCAGCCGTACCAGATGCTCCAACAGACCAAAATAGAAATACTGTCTATCCTGGCACAGCAGGTAAAACCTATGGTGCAGTCTACGAAGATGCTGTTACTTATGCTGAAACTGGTAAATATCAGAAGATGGGTGTTTCAAGCAAGCCTTCTACAAAGGCTTACGATAATGCAGTTAAGGCAAAGGCTTCTAATATCGCAGCATCTTTGGGTATGACAGAAGATCAGCTTCGTGTGGCGTATAAGGCAAATAGTACAGCTATGGGCAAACTTATCACTCAGAAAGCTACTGTTTCTGCGTTCGAGAACAAAGCTCGTGCTCAGGTTGATATTATTCTCAACGGATACATTGATCCACGAACAGGTGAGAAAGTACCATCACTTAACACATCTGTTTCTCGTACTGACTACCCACTTGTGAATGGACTATATGTTAAGGGTAAAATCCTTGCTGGTGATACAAATGCACAGCTTCTTTCAAATGCTCTCATTACCTTTACAACGGAGTACGCAAAGATTATGTCTGGTTCTACTGGTTCAGCAGCAGCCTCAACAGACGCAGCACGACGTGAAGCTTCAAGTCTAATCAGCACAGCGCTCACACAAGGAACGCTTGAAAAAACACTCGGACTCTTGCAGAAGGAAATGGACACTACTATTCAAGGTTATAATGACCAAATACAGTCAATCGGCGGTTCATTTGTCGGTGCAAAAACTGCCCAAACTCCACAGACAGACATCACAAAGTACAAGGCTATCTCTTTTGACGTACCAAAAGACTACCAGTACGACTACCAGCGTGATTATCAGAAGGCACAGGAAGCCGTTGCAAATGGTTCAGACCCTGCTCAGGTTTGGGGTTACTTTAATTCACTGTACAAATAATGGACTTCGGAGATATTCTAAAAAAACAAGGTGTGACTCCTACAGGCGGACAGAAAAATGCTAATCCTTTTGTTAGTACACCGACACAAAAACCTACACTTGAAACTTCACTTAAAGCTAGTGATACTGGCTATTTTAGTGGTCTTGGTGCTCGTACAGCACAGGAACAAGTAGCAGGAGCACAGAAAATAGCCCGTAGTGTAAAAACTGGCTCGGAAGATGTACAGAAAGGTATGCAAATGGGAGGTCTTAAAGGTGGTTTGAAAGTAGCGCAAGGTCTAGCAGAAGGTGGTTTTGGTACAGTGACAGGCGCAGCACAGACAGCTCTTGCACCAGTCACAGCGACAGTAGCACCAGTAGCGGAAAAACTATTTGAGAAGGCAAAGCCAGCACTCGGTACACTCATTGAGACTACTCACCCAGAAATAAAGGCACTCTATGACAAAGCAAGCCCTATCGTGAAGCAAAAACTCGATCCTGTTATTCAGAAAGCACAGGACTTCATGCAGAAGCACCCTAACGCTACAGGTCTTGTCGGTGATATTTTAAACACAGCACTTCTGGCAGTAGGTGGTGGTGAAGCAGAAGCACCAGTTAAGCAGTCTTTAACTAAGGAGGCTCTTACTGCTGGAAAAGAGACACTACAAACTGTACCTGCCAAACTAGCTGAAGTCGGTGGTTCAGTTAAACAAGGAGCGACAAAAATGGCACAAAGTTCAGAGATTAAAGGCTGGAAAATGCCCACAACAAGTAGTAAATCAACCTATTCAAAGGCTAATGACATTTATGCTTCAGCTTCTAAGAAGTATGGTGATATTGCTGAAACTCTTGTAAACGACGGACATAAACTTTCAGATAATATCAACATAAAAAATGGCACATACGACACAGGAAATACTGCTGATAGGATTATTGAACAGAACGGAAAGATGTCGAGTGAAATGCTTAGGCCGTCACTCCAAGCAGCCGACTACTATACACCTCGAACACCTGTTACAGATGTATTTAAGAATGTAAAAACACAAGTTTTGAATAATCGCTATCTCACAGAAGCAGATAAAGAAACTGTGCTCAAAAATATCTCTAAAGACCAGCAACTTCTTGCAAAGAAATATCCTAAAGGTATGTCTCTTACGGATATGCACGATGAGAAAATTACTTATGGAAGCAATGTAAAGCGAAGTCCAATGGGAGACGTCACGACTAATTTAAAAGCCCAAAGTAATGAGTTTCTTCGTGACGCTCTCGCAAAGGGTGTCGAAGATAAAGCACCGAAAGATATTGGCGTTCACGAATTTAATCAAGAGCTTACAAAGAGATACAAAGTTGCTGACTATCTCAATGCGATTGATGGCAAGAATGTTGAAAAATCTCTGTTTGGAAAGATTGGTACGGCAACAGGCAAGCTCGCTGGTGCTGCACTTGGTGAAGCAACAGGTGGAGGTCTGCTTGCAGATGTAGCTGGCTATCATCTTGGAGGTACAGTAGCAAATATAATTGAGAATATGCCAAATCCAGTTAAGTCAATGCTTCTTAAAAATCTACAGACAGTAAACCCACCAGCATTTGAAGCGATTAAAAAATATCTAGGTGACCAAGAGGTTGAAAGACTCATACGACTACAACTTCCAGCACCAGAGCCACTAGGAACAGTAAAAAACCCTATCATACCTCCTGCACCAACGACGTATGAGAAGCCAGCACAAGTAATAAATAGGGAACCGACTGAACAGCCTAAAAAAATCAAAGGCAGTATTAAAGAGGCTTCAGGAGATAGCGCACTCATAAACGAAGCCCGTAAGTATAAGAGTGCAGAGGAGTTTGTGAAGGCACGAACAGAACTAACATATAAGAACCTACAAGAAAATGATTATTCTATAAAACAACTTGGAAAAAACTTTGACGAGCCAGTCGAGTATTTTAGAGCTGGTGATATAAGAAAAAATGGAGATATTTGGCTAACAGACAATGAAGCTGGTGCAATTCAGTATTCTAAGGCGGGCGGGGGAACAAAAGTCGGTTCTTATATTGTTGAAAGTAAAAAACCACTTATTATTGATACCGCTGGTGGAAAATATGCAAATGGAAACATTGATATAAATAAAATACTAACAAAAGATGAAATTGCACAAGGATATACAAATAACCCAACCACTAAACAAAAGTTTATAGATTATGCAAAGAAAAACGGCTATGATGCTGTACAATTTGCAGATAGTTTCCCAGATGGAGAGGGTGGAATGAGGTCATTGGTGGTATGGGATAAATCTAAAATCAAAACCAAATCCCAACT